AAATACATTGTAATCTGCTCCAACATTTCCAAGTACCGTTCCAGCATTGCTTAAAGCATGGTAACCAAAAACCGTATTACCAGTATTACCATCATTATTCGATAGCGAGATTCGGGAGTTGCCATCGAGAACCATTCTTGCTCCCAAAGCCGCACCACCATCTGCGGAGGCATGAAATTCCATTCTTCCCGGCATATCGCCAGCACCGGGTGTCCCATCTACATAAGCTCTAATTCCAGCGGCATTTTCATAAGAATCTCCATCAGAGCCACGGAAGAATATATTACCAAGTCCTTCATCATCAGCAACAATAGTATGGGAACCAATAGTTGCATTTCCACTTTTGTTAAAATCAACAGTCGGAGCATCTCCATTCGTTGTACTAAATGAATTAAGTGACATTCCACCATAATTAGCACTTGTTGAAATATCAAGTTTCTGCCCGAGTCTTACATTAGGCGTTGCACTTCCAATTCCGACATTGCCCATCGCAACCAACGCTGGGCTTGTACTATCTTGCTGAAGATATAAAACTGCTTGGTCAAATGATGCGTGGTCATTGGTAAATTTTACAAGCGGTGAATTTTGTGTTGCATCTTGATTTGTATAAACCTCCAACCCTGCTCCAGTGCTACCAGTATTCTCAATATACATGGCTGAAGCTGTGCCGTTGTTATCAATATAAATGCCATTCATATTTTGTGCTTGAGTAACCTTTATACCATAATCTCCACTTGCTACACTACTTATCTGTAACTTGGCATCTGCTGGAGTCGTTTCACCAATTCCCACATTGCCTGTTTGTAAAATAGTCATCATCACACTATCTTGACTGCCAAGCCCACCTTCACCAAATTTAATAGCTTGAGTTTGGCTTGAATCTTCATCTGTAGCATCTATTGTAATAAACAATGTACCTTCAGATGCAATATGACCACCCTGTACACCATAATTACCTAACTGTAGTGTATTATTTAAAGCAGAAGTACCAAATAATTGCAAACGAGCCGCATTGGTGGGTTCAGTTCCAATTCCCACATTGCCTGACGAGTCAATACGCATACGTTCTGCTAATGCTCCACTCGTTACTTCAGTGGAGAAGGCTAAATAAGCAGAATCATTTGCTCCGTCATTTATTGCCGCAATAGTTGCAAGTTGACCATCTATTGCCCTATTACCAAAACTTATTTCTCCAAGAGTTCCACCAGTTGCAGATGTATACTGTTCAAAATACATTGTTGGAGAAGAACCAGATGGAGCAGATACATGAAGCGTTCCAACCGGGCTTGATTCATTTATACCAATTTTTTGATTTGTCGTATCTATAAGGAATACATCCCCACCATCTGAGTTCTTGCGGACAAGGAATGCTTCGGTAGAAGTAACATCAATTACTTGAGTTCCTTCAAGAATCTCATCAAAACTAAGCGATCCACCACCGCTTACGGTTAAGTCACCAGTGATTGTAACATCGCCATCTAAGGTTCCACCATTGCCGAAATCTTCGACTATGGCTTTTAGCATTGAACTCTGCATTAGATTTCCACCGTTTTTACTGCACCAGTAGTAGTGCTGGTTGAGTTGTAATTGAAATAAACTGTATTCCCCAGGCCACGAGGTACTGTAAGGAATGTAAGTGTATTCTTTGGGATCAGTAGGTCATTTGCCGCTGTTACATCTGTTGCTGATGCAGCAAAATTAAAATAAATCTCCACCGCACTGTAAACCCCAAGAGTGGAGGTCATAGTTGCTAATGCCAGGTGAATCGAGTTCGCTACATCAGCACTTGATCCTGCTGTCCCTGGGGAATTAACTGTCCAATTCCCGCCAACTGTTGCGTTTAATGCTTCCTGTACTGATCTTTTGTGTAAGTCTGCCATGATTAACTCGATTTCCTATATACGATTGCAAAATCACCACTCGCTATCTGGACTGATGACCATTCACCATAAATAGTCTGACCAGCGAGTAATGTAACTGATGAGAGTGTATCCCATATATCGGTATCAACCGATGTTGCCGCTGTCACAACACAATCAACTGATAACGCTTGAATCGCAACGTAAGTATGGGAATTGACAGTAGCGTTTGTAACATAATCATAACCGCCACCGCCTAATCGGTTATTTGCTTCCTGGGAGGTATATCTGTGTAAGTTAGATGTTGCCATTGCTTCTCCTAATCTCTAAGGTGTTGGCGAACCATGAACGAGCCTATTGCAAAGAATTACTTTTTCTTCTTAGATGCCACTTTCTTCTTTGGTTCTGATTTTGGTTGTTTTTTTACTGAGGCTAATAAACTCTTACCCTTCACTACTTCATAGCCATCTTGCACCATTTTAGACGCTTTCTCAGGCACTGTAGTGTGTTCGTAATGATTGCCTTTCTTCAATACTATCATAAATCTTTCCTTTTTATAAAGGGCGGCAGAATTAACCACCGCCCAATATGATTCAACAAGGTTTAAGGATTAAGAAATTCAATGCCTTTAACATGATTCGAAGTAGTAATAACCGCTCCGTAGATCACGTCAGCCACGACCTTGGTTCCAAGATAACTAACATCATACTCGCTCTGTACACGAATATTCTGCTGGACTGCTACTGCAATCGCAGATTTATGTACCAGGTATCCTGCTTCAATTCCAGTACTTGTAGTAGTTGGAATGAGGGAAGATGTCATTACTGGGATTCCAAATAGTTCGCCTACCTGACCAGTACTCATTACCGGATTAACATTTCCAAAACCAACCCCGGCACCTGAGTTATTAGTAACAAATGCCTTACTGTTTAAGAGATCCGCATAAATCAGTGGGTTCACAAAGAACGCACATTCGTCAGCCGGGATATCATTTGACATAAGTGTACCGAGTGCTGTTTCAACATCAGCATTTGACATTGAGTTATCAGCGGCAAGGGTTTGGGTTGTACCAATCGTCTGAAGAAGTGCTTCAATCTTAGTATCCACAGCCTTTGCCAGGGCATAAGCCATTGATTGAGCATACTTATCAAACAACTGTTCATTCGCCTGAACCATTGCGATATCTTCAAATAACTTTGCAGCATATTTGTGTTGGTCAATCGACAGGCTGATAGTGGTTTCCACATTAGCAGTGTAATCTACTGATGTGTTCGCAGATTTGTCTGCACTTGCAACTTCCTGGATTGTAGGAATATGAAGAGTATCTCCACGCCCTTGCACCAGGCTTGAATAATCATCGAAGAAAGGCTTTAATGTAAGGGCCTTCTCGAAGTAACGATAGACACCATCAGACCAGAGTTCTGGTACAAAAACGTCAACGTCAGAATTTTGGGTTACATCACCCGTAAATCCATAATAATTAGCCATTTATTGACTCCTTATTTCCGTAAAGCATAACCCTTCACAATATCGCCCCAGTTGGATTGCCTTTCATCCTTAGACATTTCTGTCCAATGTTTATTATTAGGATTCACGGCTCTTGCTGGAGTTCCGCTAGTAGGGGCCACGCTATTCGTAGTGTTTTGAAATAATTTTTTATGTAGCGATCGAAGTTGTCCCAGGGATAAACCCCCGAACTCTTCCTTTTCTTCATCGCTAAAATCAGAAAGAATTAATTCCCGTTGATCTGCTTCATCTTTCTTGAAAGCCTCTACAATAGGTTCCATCTCAGCTAGTTTTGCCGCACGTTCCTCGGCTAACTGTTGCCATTGATTCTGTTCTTCCATTTGCTTCTGTCTATCGACTTCAAGTTTTTTATTTAACCGATCAAGTTTATCTTCTGATTCTTGTGCCCTCTTCCTATACTTTTTACTTTCCTGTACCAACTGACCGTAATCGGGCTGATCTACGGTGTTGTCCTGGCTTTGAGTAGCCACCTCTGTCGATGATGCTTTTTCGACCAGGGGCTGTTCGACATAAGCCTCCGGTTCGGGTTTCACGCTCTGTGATTTGTTATCTTCAGACATCCTGTCCTCCAATTAAGTTAGGTAAATTTAATAATACTTTTATCTTTTTTAAAAATAGAGAAGTTCGTTCTTTTAATTTTTATCTATGAACCTATTATATGTCTATAAATGTTTCATTTAAAACATCATCGTCGTTTACAACAACCTCACCACCGCCAGATCTTGTCGGTATTATATCTTCCCCATAAGCCTCGTACTCGCTAAGGGTATCTACTCCGAATCTTTTTTGATAATTGATCCCCTGCTCTTTATTCATAAAAAAACTATTATACCCAGGTCTTGTTCCACCGACCCTATACAATTTGAATTTAGAATTTCTAAAACTTTCAAGGCTCTTAATAGTATATCCTTGATTTCTCAAGCCCATAACTAATTCAGCCTGCGTGTAATCCCTAACGTCCTTAAAATCCCAAAAGGTCATTGCGGCCCCATCTCTTCCCTCTATATCGACCCCGTGAGTCCATTTTTCCATGGAATAGTCAAAGCCACCTAAATGATTTGGTGTTTTTTTGAGATATCTCTCTAAATCTTCAGGCAGATCTTTTACATAATTTACGAAATAGTGAGCGTCGGCCCCCTTAATGCCATATTCTTCAGCCAGTCCGAGAAGCATGCTGTCTGGAGTATCACCAAATCCAGCAAAAGATTTCATATCATCCATCGCTTTTTTAGGACTTACATTCGCCTTTGATAATAAACCATTTAAATGTTCATCCTCTGTAATTGCTGACGTTTTCTTCTTATCCCTCAGTAATGGTTCATCAAAGTCTTCACCATCATAATCAACCGGGACTAATTTACATCTGCAACTACTTTGGCATATAGAAAAGCCAGAACGGGGTTCACCTATATTCCTGTGGTATTCCATTGTCCCTTCTTCACCGTGTCTTCTCTCACAATCTACACAAACGCTTTTATCTCCAACGGCAACCCACGCATATTTCTGAACCCCTGCCTCCTCAAATGTTCTATGTGAGGATTCATTAGCAGCCATGCCCATCCCGTTCTTAACTGTATTCTTGACCTGGTTTCTAAAATTACCAAACAACCTACCTCCGCTATTAAGGTCATTCATTAGAACACTTTTAATTGCACTATCTTCCATGCCGCTTGTTTTCATAGACATGATTAGTTCTTCCAGGGTTAGAGTAGTCTCTGCTGCCGCATTAGCCAGTTGATTTCCTATGGTTATTTCTAAGTCAGGCACTTTTCAATATCTTATCTATGCGATTCTCTATGATTTTCGTACATCTATTTTCTGCTTTTTTCGTAATGCCAAACCATTCACGCTTAGGAAGATTGCCACCTCCCTCTTGATGAAAGGCTCCAATTTCCTGGCTCGTTACATTTCCCCTTCTTTGCTTTTTCCCCGGATATAGAGTAACTGTTTGGTTGCCTTTATTGGCTTCTTCCATAACGAGGTTTCTCATCTTGCCGGTATTCACTAATATTTGATCAAACCCTTTTGCGATAATAGTAGATTCAGCCAGGTTCTTCATCGGGCCATTAACACCCATCCCCCTTTCCAATCTTGTAAAATGGTCTTGCTTGATTATATTACCAGCCTGGTTCAACTCCCTGGATAGATTGAGCTTGATATTACCCAGGTCAAAATCCATTTCAACTTTAACGTCGGCCCTCATAACTTTAACAATATCTTCTCAGCGAATTTCTTGCCTTCTTTACTTGCCTGTTCAATTTCATCCATGTGTTCCCTAAGAAAAGAGTCCCCCAATGTCAGTAAGTATCCTTCAGGGTCTTTTAATAATTCATCCAAGTCAATTACGTTAAGTATATTATCAGCGTTGTCCTTTATAACGCTTTCTAACTTATCTAACTCATCCAGGTAGTTATGCACTAATTGTGCCAAGTTTCCTCAATCCTTCAAATGCTGGTTTGGTGGGTTGGGTTGCTTCAGCTTCTATCTTAACCTCTTCTCTTACTTCGCCCAGCTTATTTTCTAATTCTTCGTCCGACATATCAGGATTAAAATATAACAGGAGCTCTT